GTAGTAAATCATTATCTAATAATCTAATACGATCGATAAGAGCAATCAACTCTTTACTTGCTTCCCCTAATACTGGATTAATTTCATCGATGGTATATGACCAAACATATTTTACCATCTTTAACATGTAACCTGCTGCTACAATTGGAAATCCGTATTTAGATATTAAATCTCCTATTTCATTCATGAATATTTCCTATATGAATTCTCATATGTGATACCATTGCATTTGTTGGTATTTCCTTTCCACAAAAATCGCAAGGCTTTTTCGGGTATTTTTTACCTTTTTGGCCAATCGACATATTTCGTCTACCTTCTTCCGATTTCGGTTTCATAAACGCTTTTTTAGTTTCTTCGCTATATCTAACTTTAGAACGAGATTCTGCATTTTTTCTAACTCTATCATCAGTATCTTTTGTTTTCCCTTTATTCCAAGTTTCAAAAGTTTTATTTTGTTTAAGAAAATTATGAGTTCCATTGGCAATTCTTTTATAAACAGGATTATTTTTTCCTAACAAATTATGAGTTCCATTGGCAATTCGTTCATATTGTTGGTTTCTAACGTGTTCAGAAAGCTCTTCAACTGATATTTTCATTTTCCTTCCCAACAAATAACAAGCTCCCCAATCATTTTGACTTAAATGAATATCATAATGTTCTTTTATAGATACACATTTAAGGTTATCAATATTATTATTGCTTCTATCTCCATCTATATGATGAATTTGAAACGATCTTCCTTCTTCATCTTTTGGTATTTTTCCATAATGCTGTTCATAAATTTTTCTATAATTTATAGTTTTCATAATTAACCTTTTTAAAATTTAATCTTTTCTCGCGTCTAATTTTCCATCAGCTCTGGAAATACGTTCTAAATCTGGACGTAAACCTAAAACTGAAGAAATTGTTACATCTATTTTAATTAATTCGTGTGAACTAGATCTAACCCTATTTTCTAATGCTTTAACGCTAATCGCTAAAATATTAACTGCTGCAATAACATCTTTTAATACAAATTTTAATGCAGTAAAAATAAAACTTCCTGCAACACAACTCGCTAATGTCGGAGCCAATACATCTGTAAAAAATTTGACGTATTCTGGATTCATTTATCCTCCTGATTAATTGTATAATAACTATTTTCAGGTAATGGGTCAACCATTAACGAACCAGAAACTAATCCATCTAATTCTAATACATCAGTATTCATTTGACGAACTCTTCCATCCATTGAACGAATTAAACCTGTTAATTTTTTAATTGATTTAACAACACTGCCTAATACCAATTCCATAGCCTGCATAATAAACCAACCGCAAACCATAGCTAAAGTGATTGGAAAACCAACCTCTTCTATTAAACCAAAATAATCAAAATTTGCTGGAATTTGAACGTCCATAATTAACTCTTTTTAATTTCATATAACGCGTGTTCGTAATGTTTCTTGCGGTCTTCGATTCCAATAGTCCCGCCATTTATTTTTTTAGTCATAGAAAGAATATCACCACAATCAGCGCACACATTAAGTTTACGAGTTGTCCAGAACCATGCTGCTGAACAGATAGCTCCCTCTAATGTTTCGCAATAAGCAACTGTTTCATCAAGAGATTTACCAATTGATTTTGCAAAATTACTATAATTTTCTTTGCCTGTTAACTGAATAGCTCCGCGTCCACGAAATTTATATCCTTCGCCTGAAGATTCTGGACCATTACCCATTCTATCGCAATAAATTTTATTGGCAATTTTTTCCGGTTGTCTATGGTATGGTTGAGCAGCAGCCACTGTTGCAAATCTAGAAGGAAAGATTTTTCTTAATCCCTCAGCTGAATAATTTAAATTTTCTTGTAGAACTGTAAACCCGCCTGATTCATGACCGCATTGAGCTAGGAAAGCGGCAATTCTATTTGGCGTGTTAATTTCGTATTTCGGTAGGATAGTACATAAAGCCGTACAAAGAGCATCGCAATTTTTATTTGTAGGAAATAATTTTTTTAATAAATCAGCAGTAATGCAATCACTTGCAGATGCTATATGACAAATAGCTGGAGCTGTATCAGAAGTAGCAGGTTTTTCTGCAAATTGCTGTTGAGCTTTTTTAGTGGCTGGTCCCATAAGACCATCAGCAGTAATTTTTGCACCTTTAGCGATTAATTGTTTTTGTAATTCAAATACTTTTGGATCGCCTTTAGCTGCCATAACAGGTCCAGTAGGTTTTTGTTCAACTTTTGAAGTTTTAACCACAACTGGTTGTGATTTAACTTCTTCGATAACAGGTTTCGGTTCTTCAACCGGAGCAGGATTAACTTTTGCTACTGCAATAGATTTAAGGTCATCCATTGTAGAAGTTATTCCTTCTTTTTCTAATAATTTTTTTTCCGTTATAACTTCGGAAACTGTTTTTGCAACTTCAATCCAGTTTTTTATTCCGCTAAACATACTTAAACTCCATATTTATTTGATTAACATTACCTATATTTAGGCTGGAAAACTTTTTTAGAAAAAGTGCTTGACATTCTGCAGGATATATATTATAATAGGCTGTAACTAAACTTGACGAGAGAACTTATATTATGATTAAAAATTTACCCGAAATAAAAATAGATTTGAACATAACCAAAACCAATTTAATTTATGCAATTTATGGTCTTATTATTGGAGCTATAATAGCGTCTGGCGTAATTTACAGTTCTACTAAAAATTCATATTACAAAATATTAAATACTAAGATAGGTATGATGACTATCGTTCACGATAGAGTTTTTACGCTGGAAGAAATTAGAAAAGCTGACTAACAAGGAGATTTATGAAAATAGCATATTGTAGCGATATACATATCGAGTTCGATACGATTAAACTAAAAAATAGCGAAAACGCTGATGTGTTAGTATTGGCTGGAGATATTTGTTTAGTAAGTCAACTTGGTTCATACCCAGATAATTCAGATGAATTTTTGTACGGAAAAAATGGTAGAATACATGATTTTTTTATAAATTGTTCTAAAGAATTTAAACATATTGTTTATGTTCTTGGTAACCACGAACACTATCGATATAACATTAAAGATTCTTTACAAGATTTAAAGAAACATTTAGGGTATATTAAAAATTTACATATCCTAGAAAAAGAAAGCGTAATAATTGACGGTGTAACCTTTTTGGGCGCAACATTATGGACTGATATGAATAGCGGTCATAATGAAACTATCGAGCGCGTTAGTTATGCAATGAATGATTTTAGAATTATTTACAATTCTGATTCTGATTCTAACGATGGAAATAGATTGTCAACAGCTTTTGATTCATGGGATCCAACAGATGCTAGAGCTAGGTGGACTCCATTAGATGCAATTGTACAATTTAATGCAACTGTTGAATGGATTGATAAAGTTGAAAAAACAGATAAAGTAGTAGTTGTAACGCATCACGCGCCATCATTTAAATCAATTCATCCAAGTTACGTTCATGATGAATTACTTAATGGAGCATATTCATCAGATCTAGAACAGTTTATTACCGATAGACCCGATATTTTAGTTTGGTTTTCAGGTCACATTCATCACCCGCAAGATTATATTATTGGCGAAACAAAAATTCTAGCTAATCCTCGCGGTTATGCAGGGAGAGAAGAAATTGCTGATGATTTTAAATTGGCATACGTTTCTATTTAAAAGTATTTCATTATCCACGCAACATCAGAAGGTAATTCTTCTATTAGTTTTTTCTCTTCTTTCAAATTGCCAGTAGTATTTGTTACATATTGCTGGTAATTTTCCTCTAAAGACATTAATTTCAAAAATTTATAACGATCTTCTAAAGTCGTCATTATCTCTATCATAAATTATCTCCGTTTATTATTATTTATAAATAATATGAAAATTACCTCATATTTAGGAATAATAACGATGATTACTGAATTAACAAGAGTTGTAAAAGGTGTATACATTTATAGTAATACATCGATTGTATTCGACTCAAACCCATATTTACTTGCCAACAATGATCTAACATTGTATTTTACAAACAATGATGCAAGATACGCATCAAGAGTTGTTTCTGTATCAGGAAATACAGCTGTTATTGATTTTTCTAATCCGCAATACAATAATACTGGAGTTGCAGCCAAAACTCCAAATTATGGATCAGGATTAACTGGACCACAAGATACATTTACATTTAGCTTTACCAATTATCCTAGTGCAATTTTACAAGCATCGTCAACTGGCGGAAGTTCAAATGTAGTAATTCAAGTTTCAACTAATCAAGTTAATTGGATTAATGTTGCAACTTTAGCGGTAACAACAGCAAATTCAAATACAAATTATACAGCTGTTACATCACCATGGCCATACGGTAGGCTTAATATAATTGACATTGCTGCAGGCAATTCCATTTCCGTAAATAAAGCAACGTAATATAATAAATATTATATAAACCTATAAATTTTAAATAAGGAGTTACAATATGGCAGCGATGTCGGATTACTTAGAAAATAAATTAATCGATTATGTTTTTAGAGGTCAAACATATACACCACCTGGAAACACCTGGATTGGTTTATTGACAACAGGAACAAGTGATGCAAATACAGGACAAGTTGAAGTTTCTGGCGGCGGTTATGCTAGAGTACAAGTTGGTTCAACGTTATTAAATTGGTCTGCTACACAAGGTTCTAGTAACACTTCAATTAGTGTTGGTACAAGCGGAACAACTTATAACATTAATGCTATTACATTCCCTGTTCCTACTGGAGCAAACTGGGGCGTTATTACTGCATTTGGTATGTATGATGCATCTGCTGGTGGTAATTTATTGTTTTATGGAAATTTAACTACTCCAAAAACAGTAAACAATGGTGACGCGGCTCCGACATTCTCGGCATCTGCTTTATCTATCCAGCTGGATAACTAAGAATAAAAAAGGGAGCTTCGGCTCCCTTTTTTATTAGGAAAAATATTATGCCAATGCTTGAACTTGTTCAGATAAAATTTTTATTTGCTCTATAAGTTCATCTTTTGATAGCTGCACTATTGGAGCTGCCGCTATTACAGGTCGATCATCAATAAAATTGCCATTTATATAAGAAAAACCTATACCTGCGTTACTAGGACATTCAGGATATTCAGTAACAATAACATCGTCTTCGTAAATAATTGTATTTATTACCTTGTTATTTTCAATAATTGCGTATGTTTTCATAGTTCTTCCTCTAATATTCAATAACAACTACACCAGCAGTTCCGACAAAAGTCCCAGTATTATAACCGCCATTTCCTCCAGCGCCATATAACTCTGACTGAGAACCTTCAACGCCACCGCGTCCAAAGAAACTACTCCCACCAGGGCCACCTGCATACCCAAGTTGTCCAGTTTGCCCAGCACTGCCCGGAATTACAAATGAACCACCAGAGCCTGTGCCGCCTTTACCTCCTGCATTCGCACCAGATAAAGCACCTACTCCACCATTACCTGATACAGTAACTCCTCCATAAACAAATGAAGATGTACCACCAGTCACTCCTTGACCACCGGCAGCACCTATTGTTATTGATGCTGTTTGTCCTGGTGTAACTGAAAAATATTTAACAGATGTTCCACCGCCGCCGCCTCCAGACCCATAATTACCCCCAGAACCATATCCATTTCCGCCACCGCCACCACCGCAAACATAAACTTTTATTAATGTTATACCTGCCGGAATTGTCCAAGTAGACGTAGAAGTTATGACGGCAATATTTGACATACCGCCACTTGCGCCTTGAACGTTGACTTTGCCACTAGTTGCAGAAAGAGTATCTGTTGCATGGTTAAAACTAATAGCCATTTTAAACTCCTATGGCGCCTGCCATATCTTCTTGTGTTGCAACCCAGTTATATACTTTTTCTAGGAATGTTGCTCCAGTTTGAGCTTCAATTTGATCTAATGGTGCATGATATCTACGGAAATCGATATCTCTTGTATCTTCGTTAGTTGGTCTAGTTGCATAACCAACAACGTCAACCATTACCGAAAAAGACGCTCCGCGTTGTCTTGAAACTGACGCAGTTACTACGCGAAAATATGCACCAGAAAATGGCACGCCATAATTACTTGTCGTTAAGTCTAATTGTAAAGCCATTGTTATTCCTTGTTAAATCGAATATTTATTATGCATATGTTACTTCAACTGAATCAATATTACAAACCCAGCGAATATTTGTAGCTGATTTATATCCACTTGTGACCGCTAATCCTTTATTTGTGTTATCGGCAGTAAAAGTTGGAACTGCCCCTAATCCTATCGTATCAACAATAGTATCTATAGAAATACTTGAAATTGATACTGTTCCGCCATTGTTAACAATAGAACCTTTAAACATATAACTTGCCATATTAGCAGATGCAGATTGTTTAGCTATTAGAGTACCAAAGAAAGTCATTGCTTGACCGGATGCTACGATAAGTTGATTAGCTGCTGTTGCTGATGGGACGCCATCGGATGTCAATACTACGGCTGTTGTAGTTGAGGTTACTGCACCAAGAATAAGTTTCCCTCCTTGAGCATCACCAAAATTGACAAATGCTATGCCACCCCCAAATGCAATTTTCCCATATTGAGATGCTACAACATAACTACCTAACGCAACTGAATGACTACCGCTTGCAGTGGAGTATGCCCCTAACGCGTAACTTCTTTCTCCAGATGCTGTGGGACTATATCCAGCAGCTATAGAACTTGCGCCAGATGCAGTAGATGATTCACCTAATGCTACTGAACCAAAACCGCCAGAAGATACACATAACTTACCTAAAGCAAACGCTCTCTGTGTAGTAGCTTTACTAAGATTACCAATTGCTACCGTACTAGTTGCTGTCGCACCGAAACTACTTGTATTATTTCCAATAGCCGCAGCGAAACTGTCTGTACCACTAGCATAAGAACCACCTAATGCCATTGCTCCTGCGCTTGCGGTGACTGACCCGTCTGCCGCTGAATTTACCCCTATAGCTGCAGAAAAATTTGAATATGCAAATACTGGAGAAGACGCTAAATAATAGCCACCTAGTGCAATTGATCCGGCACCTTGTGCCTCAGTATATCCACCAATGGCATATGATCCACTTCCAGAAGCAGTACACCCAGAACCTATTGCAACGGATCCATATGCTCCTGTAGCACTTGGCCTGTATATAGTGGAACTTGTTACATTTTCAGAATAAGATCTCATAGCTTTTTTGCTACCAGTTTGCCAATTTGTACCATCACAAATTATATCTAACCCTTCCCCGCACCGCAAAATTAGAGTACTACGCAAATCTATAGTACCGCTTGCAGGAGAAATAGTAATTGCATTTGTTGCTGTTGTAGATGTATTCCAAATAGAACAAGTAAACCCAGCACCCAATGTCGCAGCGGCTGTTAAACTGACAGTAAATGTATTAGCAGTACAGTTAATAATCTTACCTAAATCATCTGCTACTACTGTGTATGCGCCTGTTTTGTTTGAAATGGTTTTAGTAGCACTTGCTCCGGAACTAACATTTGCGCTAATAATTCCATTATTAGCAACTATAGTCGTTCCATCAACTTTAACTCCACCTAAAGTTGTTGTGTTGGCAGTTGGTAGAGAATATGTTGGTAATGCGGAACTAACCCAACCCGCGCCAGTACTAGTTAAAACGTTTCCAGTATTACCGACTGATGTTAAACCAGTACCGCCAGCATTGGCAGATAATATATTAGAACTAGTCTTTAATAAATTCGAAAGGCTTTTAGTCATTAGTATCTCGGGTTATATTAAAATTTTATCGATTGAATCTTGCGATATTGACCCGCTATCAACAAGCAGTTGAAGCCAAGGTGTAGCATCAGCAACTAATAAAGGTGTTGTAAATTCTATTTTAACTGTTGTAATTTCATCAGTTTTGTTGTTGTCCCATTTGATTTTTTCAGCAAGTGTTAAGGCGTTGCGGATTTCTTCGAGTGAGATTCTGCGTGGCGGTAATTCAATTTCTGGCTGCGGTTGTGGAATAAATTCACCGTTAATGTAATCGTCACCGATACGAGCTGGGTTTGATTCTGTATATTCGACGTAAATATTAGGATTAGCCGCTACTACTTCATCTTCAACTCCAACAATAATGTTTATAACCACGTTGTTTTCAATTACTGCAAATGTCTTCATAACCCCTCCTTATACCCAATACACAAGTTCAATTTTACCAGCACCACCTGCGCCACCTGCACCACCAGGTTGACTATAATAATTACTACCTCCACCGCCACAGCCGCCGCTACTCCCACTACCGATAGCACCAATCCCGCCAGTTCCACCAGGTACACTACTACCTGTACCGCCATAACTACCACCACCGCCGCCAGATGCACTAGTAGCTCCAGTGAATGTAGTAGTACCTCCAGTAGCACCATTACTACCATAACTACCACCACTACCGCCACTGCCTACAGCATAAGTTACTGAACTTTCTGGAGTCGTTACTACTCGAGTAGTAACGACTGCTCCACTAGTACCATTAGTACCAGGACCGCCAGAGCCAGAGTTATTACCATTACCGCCAGCACCGCCACCTCCACCACCACCATATAAAGTAGCAATAACATATAAACATCCAGTAGGAACAGTCCAAGATGTACCAGAAAGAAGCGTTACCACATAGGCGGTTTTGCCACCTGCGCCAAGAAGTGTATCCATTTGTAAAGTCATATTATTTCCTATTAAAAAGTAATTACCCAACCTTTATTGGCATCGGCATATAATAAAGTTGCATTTCTATTGGATACATTTAAAATAAAATCTTGAACTGTTCCCATTATTTTATTACCATTAGAATTAGCTGTTAAATTATTTGTTCCGAAAGTTCCTGCATAATCAGCAATAGCCACAAAATCATTAACTACAGGGGATACCGGAAGTGTAATCGTAAATGCGCCACCAGAGGTATTAGCAAGGATATAATCTTTAGCTACTGCAAGATATGTTGTATTTTTAATTTGCCAAGTAGGAGTTACTGATAATGCTGAGGAAGTCCAAGTAGTACCATTTGACAATAATACATTACCTGTATTTCCAGGAGAAACAGTTTGAACGGAAGAAGTTCCATTACCCAACATAACGCTATTAGCAGTTAATGTTATTACACCAGTTCCACCATTAGCAACAGGAAGAGTTCCGGTAACACCAGAGGTTAACGATAGATTAGTACAATTAGCTAAATTTCCGCCTGGAGCCAAGTAATCTGTTCCAGCAGTAGCAGCAACGAAAGGGTTTGTTCCATTTGCTTTAACGATACCAGTTAAAGTCATAACACCAGTTCCGCCCAATGAAACTGGCGTTGCAGCAGTATTAGTAACTTTTAATAAATTCGAAAGGTTTTTTGCCATTCTTTATTTCCTTATGGTTGGATTGGCCATGTTATATTAAATGGAAATCCTTCTTGAGCTGTTATATCTCTTAATGCTTGTCTATATGTTAACCAAATTTCTTTATTAACTGTTGCATCAACTATTTGCGTCCAATCACTATCTTTTAATAATTCATTTCGTTGATTTCTAATAGAAATAGCTTGTTGTTCATCAATTCTTGCTTTGTATTCTAATTGTTGTTGAACTGCTGTTTGATGTTCATCATCAACAAAGATAGGTCCTAAACTATATTTAGTAAAATATTTACCATTTATCTCTTGTATACCATCTCGAAATGAATATTCATATGGAGATGTTGGGGTTGCTTGCGGACCTTCAAGAATTGCAACAGCACCAAAATCTGTCAGTATATCTTCTAAAAGAATAGCAGGAAAACTTGTATTAGGATAAAGATTTCTAAATTCTTGTTCAGAGATTACTTGATTAGTTTCTTTTATTAAAATTTCCATTTTGTTCCTATGCTATTGCCAAGAAGATATAAGTTGCTGATGTTACATTGATATTAGTCGCTGCAACTTGATTCACAATAAAGCCTGAGTTATCTGGGTCAATTGAATCGTCAGTTGTGACATGAGCTGCAATAGTATTGAGTGACAAATGTGGGTCGTTTGCAGCAACAATACCTCGTGCGCTATCCCATACATACCAATCCCCAGCCGCATCGGTTCGCTTGATTAAGATAAATCTAGCACCTGCAGCGAAACCACATGCTATAGTTTGTGAGCTGCCATTACCCGTGTAAGAGCCTACTTTGGATATACCTGCTAGTGTGGCGAATAGATAAGCAACGTAGGTTCCACCTAATGCATTTGCTCGAGTGGTACCTGCACTACTTTCAAAAAACTGTGGATTCATTGATGTAGCTGTTAAGCTTATGTCGGACGGTACGAATGGAAAACTAGCACCGTATTGCAAAGCATCACCACTACTAATACTCATACCAAAAGCAATATTTCCACCATTTCTACGAACACCGCACCAGTCAGCAACGATACTTCTACTTTTTGCAAAGATTAACTCAGGTATAACACCTAAATTGTGAGCAACAGCTTGGTTGCTATTGGTCCCTGTATAACAGACCATATCAAAAAAACCAGGGGCGCGTTTGAAATTGTAAAAAATTGCTTTCCAAGTACCCCACCCATCTGATTTTGTAACATCCATGCCATTACCATTAAAGGCAAGGTAGCTGCTTGATGTTGTTTCAGCGGCTGTAAGTGCCGTTGTCAAATGTGGCGTAGCATTAAATGTTGGTGAAAAACCTATGCCACGCAACCTGTCATTTATTTGGTTGTTATATGTTGAGTTGCTTTGGTCATAAAAAGTGTTGAACTGCATATCCAATGGAAATGTTGCAGTTGATGTTTGGACTAAATCGCCTTGTGCCGTAATAGTTTGAAACACCTGCGTCCCACTCGTTGGTGGCTTGTTAGGTCTGCGGATTGCCATGTAGATGTAGGTTGCTGCATTTGTGTTAACTTCCGCAGAAGTTGATGTTATTTGAAACCCAGTAGCAGTTGGACTTACATAATCAACGGAAGTTTCTGCAGTAGATGCATTGGATTGTAAAGTGGCATCTGCTCCACCTACAGACATTCCGCGCATGTTATCAATAATTTGCCATGATCCAGTCCCAGTAGCATTTTTAATTATTAACCATTGCGGTTCCCATCCCAAAGAAACAATAGGTCCAGTTGCACTACCGTTACCTGTATAATTTCCAGTCTGAATCATGCCAGTAGAAGTTGTATCATGACCAAAAACATAAGCAACATAAGTTTGATTTAATTGATTTAATGAATCTCCGGTATATGCTACTTGATCTGTTACAGTAAAACTTGTTGAATTTACAGCTGATACTGTCGTTCCACTTAAAGGCGCTTCTGTAGTATTTAATCGAAACCATTTACTTGTCGCATATGACCAATTATTATGATAAACAACCCAATCATCAGTCGCTGATGTCACTTTAATTATAATCATTCCTGGAGTTGAACCTAAAGAATGATTAATAGTTCTGTTCGCTGGATAAACATTACCATCCCCAGTCCATGTTACTATGTCAAAAAACTTCGCAGCTTTGCGGAATGTCCATGATGCATAATCAATACCTACATTAATAGCCCAACTATTGTTACTTCCTACTGTAAAGCCATTTGAGTTAAAAGATACTAAATCAGACCCTCCTGCTGAAGGACCAATCTGTGCAGCAGTTGTTTGAGTAGCAAGTCCATAACTTCTACCCCTAACTGTATCAAAAAGAGCATGTCCAGCAGTTGCAGATGCATTATTTCTAGATTTTACCCAAACCAACCCACCCTTACCAGCTAAATCGATGCCGTTGTTAATAGTTTGCGGCGTTGAGGCGCTACCGGTGTACAAATATGTGCTGAAGACCGAATCGGAATAAAGAGTTTCACCATCATCAGAATTAGAATTTAACATTAAACTCATATTACTAACTCCTTACAATTATCAAAATGCCATCTATTCATAATTCCAATACCACCCATTTTAGTGCAATGCGGACACTTTACTTTTTCTTTAGGAACACCAATTAATGTAAACATAATTTAACCAACGTTTAATTTAATGCCAGTGTTAACCAAATAATAATTGGTTCCATCTGTGCTTGCTACGACAAAAGTTAATACATCAATTTTACCACTAGTTCCAGTTAAAGTTGGAGCAGTAGCAGCCGTCCATTTCATATTAGTATTCCAAGAAACTGTAGATCCGCCATTATATCTAATAATAACTTCATATTGATTACCAACTAAACTGCTTAATGTTCCAGTTAAATTAAATGTAGTAATATTAGCATTTAGATTGATTCTGAAAATCTGATTAGTAGTCAAATCCCATGTAACTGCATTAGTTGATGGAGCAGTTTCTGCGGAAGTAGAAGGGGTTTGCGGTTTTGTAAAAGTTGTTGCAGTATTAGCAAAAACATAATCAACCCCAGCAACTGCATTAACTAATGCACCACTAGAATTAGCTTTTAGGATTGAAGTTCCGGTAGGCGGAGCAAGATAATCCGTCCCAGCAGTAGCAGCAACGAAAGCGTTGATTCCATTAGCTTTTACTAATCCAGTTAATGTTGATGTTCCAGTACCGCCATTAGCAACAGGAAGAGTTCCGGTAACACCGGAGGTTAACGATAAATTAGTACAATTAGCTAAATTTCCACCTGGAATTAAGTAATCTGTTCCAGCAGTAGCAGCAACGAAAGCATTGGTTCCATTTGCTTTTACTAATCCAGTTAACGTTGACGTTCCAGTTCCGCCATTACTAACTTGTAATGGAATGCTACCGCTGGCAGTTCTTATTATATTTGAAAGACTTTTCGCCATTCGTTATTTCCTACTTAAATTTAGTTTATTATCATATTTATTTACGATTAGACAGAACAAGATTAGTAGTACCAGTAGAGGTTGTTACTCCTGTACCACCATTCAATACAGGCAAAGTACCGTAGTTTGTTCCTCTTAAGGTAGATGATAAATTTTTAGACATTTTTATTCCTTAAAAAGTTGGAAACGATGCTGTTGGTGGAGTAAAGTTAGAAGTGTATCGTGCTACGCCTTTTGTTATGCGTAGGTCGTCGATGTAACCAAATGTAGCTTGATATAAATCATAAGACTGACCAATGTAGCAATTAGTTCCGACTATATTATCGGTTGAAGTGGCGCTACCAACATTTACTCCGTTTAAGTACATTGTCATAGTTGTACCGGATCTAACAGCAGCAATATGGTACCACTGATTTAAATTAGTGATTACTGATGATATTACATATGAATTTCCAGAATAAAAATAAGGTGCTCGATTGGTGCCGTTAGCTACAATAATACCGTTTAGGTAAGCGTTTCTAGTATCAAACATCTGTGCCTGGTTACCAGGCACAGATGTTTGATAAAACCAGAACTCTACAGTATAATCACCGGTACCCATTGCAACTAACGAACCTGCGTTTGCCGTCAAATAATTACTACCACTAAACGCCATACTACCAGTACCATACTTTTTAGTAGTAGTATTAACAGTAACAGAACCATTATTAGTAATAGTCTTAGGACTACTACTCAAATCGGTAAGAGTATCACCATTTAACAGTAAACTAACTGAACTGAAATACGGATCAGATATTAACAACACACTATTAGATGTGCCTGAACTAACACTTGTTCCTAATGCATTAGTAGCTGTAACTGTAAACGTATAACTCGTACCTGTAGTTAACCCTGTAACAACAATCGGAGAACTTCCTCCTGTAGCAGTTTGTCCGCCAGAACTCGTAACAGTATAACTTGTGATAGTAGAACCGCCATTCTGTACGGGAGGAATAAAGGCTACTGAAATTGACGTAGCACCAGTACCAGTAGCAGTCCCTATAGTCGGTGCATTAGGTACTGTTTGACCTATTGCCCATAAGGATGAACTTTTTGCTACAATTTGTTGAGGCAGCGGAAATACTCCATTTGCTCTACCCGTATATGCAGTTCCGCTAGGAGTATTAGCAACACTGCCAATCATGCCACCTTGATATCTTGACATTATGAAATCTCTTCGTAAGAAACTGTATAATTTATTTTACTTGCAGTTCCTGAAGTAACTATAACAGACATATTTTCTTCAAGATACACAGATTTATCTAATAAAGATAATGCTGAACCGGCAGGAACTGCTACTGTATAGATCAACGGGTAAGCTGTACCACCTGATGGTGCACTACCTTGGGCAACTGAACCATTAGTATAAAGTGCTATTGTAGCATTAATTGAATTAGTACCATCAACATTAGTAGCCATAATGTTATTTAATTTTATAACTTTTCCACTAGACGTAGCATTGGATAGCAATACGACATTAGTGTTTACTGATGGTGTCAAATAAGTTGTTTTGCCAGTGATTGTTGTCACACCGACGATATTAGGCGCTGCCATTTAACCTCCAAAAACGATAGACATGGCAATTGCTTTGCCGGTTGATGCTGCTGTAGAAGTAGTAGAAACCCAAGATGTTCCATTACTTGTTAAAATATTATTATTGGCTCCAGGAGCCACCGCTGCCATATAATCCACTCCGGCAACTGCATTTGCTAATACAGCTCCAGAAACTTTTACCATACCCGTTACTGTTGTATTTGCTATAACATTACCTAACGATCCAACCGGAGTTTGTAGTAATCTCCAATTTGACGTCGAGTAATTATACATAAACGACACATAAGCGCTATTCATATCTAATACTATTGACGTATCATTTTCAATAGTAGTAAATCCGCCGCGATTAATCGTTAAATTATTTGTATAAAACGTTCCGGCAACGTCAATAATTTCAATTTTACTGCCATCAGAAGGATCCGCTGGGAACGTAACCGCAAATGCACCGCCAGCTGTATTACATCTAATAACATCGTTAACCATAGCGGTATAAGAAGATGTAATAATTGGAGTAGCGGTTAAACTGGGAATAGAAGGCGTTTGTAATAATCTCCAATTTGCAGTTAATTGGTTATACATAAACGTTACATATGCATTATTTACATCTAATATTACTGATGTATCATTCTCAACTTTATCAGTTCCAGATTTAACAACTGTTAAATTATATGTATTGAACGATCCAGCAATATCTGAAATAGCAATTAATGCGCCATCAGTGGGTACGGCAGGAAACGTAACCGTAAATGCTCCAGCTGCTGTATTACATCTTACAATATCATTAACTGTTGCAATATAAGAAGATGTAATAATTGGAGTAGGAGTTAACCCAGTTCCACCCAAAGGCGTTTCCAATAATTTCCAGTTTGATGTAGCTGAACTATAGACGAATGACACATAAGTTCCATTCATATCCAATAATAACGATGTAGAATCATTTTCAATCGTTTTACCATTTGCTAATAATGAAACGTTATTAGCATTAAATGTTCCAGCGATATCTAAGATCCCAATTAATGCTCCATCAGTTGGGCTAGCAGGAAATGTAACCGAGAATGCTCCAGCAGCTGTATTACAACGAACTAAATCATTAACCGCAGCTGTATAATTTGAGGTTTGAATAGATGTGGAAGTTAATCCAGAGGTAATCGTATTCGCCTTGTTATAAGCAGCATTAGCTGTAGCCAACGCGGTATTACTTAAATCGGTATAATATGCTCCATGCTGTCCGTCAAGGAGATCTACATTAAGGTTTGATACTAAGGTATTAGATACAACAGTAAATGGTGCAGAGCCAGTTGCAATAGTAAATGAGGCATTAGATGCAGTTACTGCTCCAACTTTAATAGTATCATATACTACGTCACTAGAAAAATCTATAGTAGTTGTAGGTTCAGCAGATACGTTAGAAAATAATTTCCAAACTCCATCAGTTGCATCCCTAACAATTCCCGTGTGTTGATATTTATTGCCAGTAAAACTACCAACAATACCAATATCTTGTAAATTAGATGGATTATCTTCAGCCAAATAAATTAATGGATCATGGATAGAAAGGTTATTTGAACTTAATGTCGTTACATTTCCACTAAGATATACATTTCCTGTAACATTTAAATCAGTTGTAATTGTAACAGATCCAGAAATCGTTCCGCCATTGGCAGAAAATTTAGTATTGGCTGTATTATAAGCAGCATTAGCTTGAGTAAATGCTGCTTGACCAGTTGTGATCGCTGTATTGGATTGAGTATATGCTGCTTGCCCAATAGTTAATGCTGTATTGGCTGCAGTATATGCTGCTTGGCCAGTTGTAGTTGCTGTATTGGCTTGAGAAAATGCAGAGTTAGCTTGAGAAAACGCTGCTTGGCCAGTTGCGGTTGCTGTATTGGCTTGAGAAAATGCAGAATTAGCTAGAGAGTTTGTTATGCTTAATAATTTCCAGTTAGTCGTAGATGAATTATAAACAAAAGAAACTGCTGCTCCATTTACATCTAAAATATAAGAAGTAGAATTTAATTCAATAGATTTTGTATTAGCTAATATTGTTAAATTATATGTATTAAATCTATTAGCAATATCAACAATTCCAATAATATCTCCATCAGTTGGACTGGATGGAAATGCTATTGAAAATGCTCCGGAAGCTGTATTACAACGAACTAAATCATTTGCAACAGCAACAAAACCGCTGGAGGTTTTAATAGAAGTTGGAGCTAATCCACCACCGATTGAACCCCATTTCGTTCCATTGTATCCTTCGAATGAAGATACGTCACTATTAAATCTTAAATTACCCGCAGTTGGCGTGGCTGGGCGTGCCGCAGTATTTCCAGTTGGTAATCCTATATTAGTTGTAATTATAGGAGAATCAATCGTTGGGCTACCCGAAAATACAACATTTCCGTTACCAGTTACGCTAACTAGATTAGTTAATGTTGCGGATAAATTTCTTGATGGCATTTATTATACCTCTAATGATGGCCAATTAATATCAAGAGGAAATCCTTCTTGTGTAGTAATATCTCTTAATGCTTGTCTATATGCTGCATATGCTTGTTTGTTAATTGGAGCATCTGCAACTTGAGTCCAATCCGTTTCAATTAATAATTGATTACGTTTTGCACGAACTTCATTAGCTATATTTAGGCTATCTTGAGTTAATTCTTCTGCGGTTTTATCAGCAACTTCAACAGTAAAGACTTGATTATCTTCAATGTATGGAGCAACTGGTATTAGTTTTTGAGTTGCTTTATCGTGTGGTTTCCAGATAGTAACTCCCAATGCTGAGTTTGCTTCCATAAAACTGGCGTCTGGACCAGTAGTAGGAAACGATGTAGCAGGAAAGAGTTTTTTGTAGTGACCAATTTCAACAACTTGGTTGTCTTGTATAATTGCAATATCCATTTTAATATCCTCCAGATGTTGGTAATGGTGCTGTTGGTGGTGTGAAGTTTTGGGTGTAACGTGCTAAGCCTTTTGTTATACGGAGGTCGTCTATATAGCCTGTTAAATCTCTGCCACTAGCACCAGCAGCCGCAGGAGGGTATATTCCTGAATACCATGTTGCGGATGATGTTGCTAAAGTTCCTGAAAATGTTTGAGTTGCTCTTGCTTGACCGTCAACATATAACGCCCATGAGCTGCCGTTTCTAACTAATGCAATATGGTGCCATGCCCCATCGTTTATAGTTACTCCAGTTGTTGTCAGCATAACTGCTGAGGGGTTATAGGAGCCAACAGATAAAGATATATTACCAGAAGACCCATAATTTAATAATAGTACAAAATCCCCTACTGCAAATGTAAAAGCTGCTTGTCTACCAAAAACACACGAATATAAGTTTGTAGACGTTGTATTAAGCCACATCTCCAAAGTTAAATCACTACTTCCAAACTCCATACTAGCATTTGATGCAATTGTAAAGTAATCTCCAGTACCATCAAAATACATACTACCAGTGCCAAATTTCTTAGTACCAGTACTAATCTGAGCATTACCATAAGCTGTTATGGTCTTAGGCATACTGCTCAAATCCGTAAACAATGTACTACCATTAGTACCATCACCATTCAATAACAAACTAACCTGAGCATAATTATAATCATACTGAGTACCAGTTACGGTTGGGTCTTCGTAGGTAGGTGGTGTAAAGTTAGCAGTGTATCGTGCGTAGCCTTTGGTTATACGGAAGTCATCAATATACCCTGGAAATTGCAAACTATAACCAGTATATAGCCCGTTACCAATTAATAGCGTTTCGGTATTATTTGCAGCTTCTGTAGCTGATGCAGTAAGTATAAGCACACCATTCTTATATACTTTTACATTTGTTCTATCACAAACATATGCAATATGATTCCACGCGTTTAAATCTAAAGTAGTTGATGACTGATACTCGGTACCGTTAAAAAAACTTATTCCACTATTACTAACATTCAAGTAACCCTGATAGCTACAAGTTCCGCTATTGGGAACACGCTTTGTGAATAATATTCTATTTGCTAATGACGCTGTTGTTGGATAACACCATAATTCAACGGTCCAGCTTACACCTGATAAATTTAAAGCAGCATTTGACGCTGAACTTAAATAATTTGTACCATCAAAGTACATACTACCTGTACCATATTTCTTCACGCTTGTATTAACAGTAACAGAACCATTATTAGTAATAGTCAAATTATTAGGCGATTCATCTGTAAACGATGTACTACCATTAGTGCCGTTGCCTCTTAGCAATAACGATGTATCAACACGATTAACGTCAAATGGTGTACCAGCTGTAGTAGCTAATGCGTAAGTAGGTGGTGTGAAGTTGGTTGTGTAACGAGCAATACCTTTGGTTATTCTTAGGTCGTCTATGTAACCCGAAAATGTATTATCGCCTGGATTGTAACCACGGGTTGCAATTATTGGTCTACTTGCTCCGTTAATGTATGTAGTAGAGTCAGAATAAGTAGAACCATCTTGTACACCATTTAAGAACATTTTTGTACTTGTTCCTGAGCGACAAACTGCAATATGATACCAAGTATTTGTTGTTAGTGTTGAACCTGTAATTCTGTCAGCACTATTAACAAAATATCTTAATTGCCCTACTTGTGTGTAAATGCAAGGGTAATTACCATCCGTTGATAATGGTCGTTGGTCATAAAAAATCGTAGTACCGCCACCCCAGTTTGAAGTTTGTATCCAAAATTCAATAGTGAAATCTCCAGTACCGTAAGCAAAGTTAGAACTACCATCTAATGTCAACCAGTCACCTGTACCGTCAAAATACATAGCACCAGTGCCATACTTTTTCTGAGCAGTGCTTATCTGAGCATTCCCGCCTGCTGTTATAGTCTTAGGACTACTACTCAAATCGGTAAATGTCGTGCTACCATTAGTCCCTTCACCTGTCAATAGCAACGACACGTCAGCGTAATTAGGGTCAAAACCTGTTGAGATATACTGAGTAGCAAATGACTGGCTAGGTGGAGTAAAGTTTTGAGTGTATCTGGCGTAACCTTTGGTTATGCGTAGGTCGTCGATGTAACCTTTGAAACTTGGAATACCACCTGGATCATACCCTAGATACGCAGTACTTTGAGATTGTGTTGGATTGTTAGTTAACGTAACTGTTTTACTCAAAATACCATTAACGTACATTGACCAAATATTTGAAGTTTTACATACTGCAACATGTGTCCACACGTTAGCTGCTATTGTTTGTGTACCTGATGCAGATAACCACCCGTTTGTAGCCCATGTAGAGCCATTAATAGATACAACAATATCTAAATATCCACTTCTTACATTTATGATTATACCTGAATAATCAGGTGAATTTACCCTATCAGTATAAAGACATCCACCAGTTGTAGGGTCAGCCATCATAATCCATGCTTCAAATGTATAGTCGTTTGCGCCTATAATAAAATTTGACGATAATGGAGTGCCCAAATAATCCCCAGTACCATCAAAGAACATACTACCAGTACCATTCTTCTTAACATCAGTGCTAAGTTGAACATTGCCATAAGGCGTAAGCGTAATGTTATTCTGTGTACGGTCTTGGATTTTAAATGCTGGGAGTGCTGCGGTTGGTACTACAATGGTTCTTGCGATGCCTTTGGTGATGCGGAGGTCTGCTAAATACCCATTAAACATATACTGCGATGATGTATAAGCTCCGATATTAATAGCACCATCAGTAAACGTTAATGCTCCAGTATAAGTAGCATTTGAAATACCATTAATGTAGAAAGTAAATACATTACCATTCCTAACTAATGCAACATGAGTCCATGTATCTAATGGCACTGAGTTTACAGTACTGTTTAAATACGCTGCAACATTAGATTGCCCGAGTACGAGTTGCTTATTAGTATAATTGTAATAATGTGCAATGCCACTGCTAGCTAAATTAACTATTATTTCGCCATCAGTAGAAACAACACTTGCTGCAGTTGGACGAATCCAATATTCTATTGTAAAATTAAGTGATGATATATTTAATGATGCGTTTGAGGCAATACTTAAATAATCTCCACTACCATCAAAATACATAGAACCTGAATTATATTTCTTAGTAGCTGTATTAATACTTGTATTCCCGACAACTGTAATAGCATTATGCTGATTAGACCAATCAATAAAATCATCACCAGTTAACATCAGTGACACATTCTGCCAATACGGGTCGTATGCGTCAGTTGTGTTACCGTCTAGTAACAACGATACATTGCCCCACCAAGGGTCAGCTGATATAGTTGGAGGTATTGTTGGGAATGCTGCGGTTGGTCGAACTATTGTTCTAGCATAGCCTTTAGTAACTCGTAGGTCATCGATGTAGCCGTTTACAATAATACCGCCATCACCCGCTCCACCAACATATTTTGAGTACACTGTATTACTATCTATACTAGCAGAACTAGTGGCAGTACCTTCCAACGTGCCATCAATATATAAATTAAAAGTGCTACCACTTCTAACTAATGCTACGTGATACCAATTATCATTAACGATATTGGTTGTTCCTGCTATAAATGGAACAGATGTTGAAATATTATAAGCACTTGAGCAAAATTTATTAGGGTACGTCGGATGATTAGCATGAATATAAAACCAGTTTGGATTAAACACGGAAGAATTAGTAGAATTACAAAAAATAGCTGCGGCACTGACAGCAGCGTTTTGTCTAAACCAGAATTCAATAGTAAAATCACCAGAACCAAATAGTAATCCAGGTGAATTTGATAAACTCAAATAATCCCCATTCCCATCAAAATACATAGCCCCAGTGCCATACTTCTTAGTAGTCGTATCAATTCTAGCATTACCGTAAGTTGTCACAGGTAATCTATAAACTGAACTATCTAATATCTCATGTGATGGTAATGCCGCAGTGGGTGGGGTGAAATTGGCTGTGTATCGAGCTACGCCTTTGGTTATGCGGAAATCATCAATGTAACCGTTTAAAGTTGAACCAGAACCCAGCCATACTTCGCCAACACTTGGCGTATTTGTGGTGTTGTTTGCACCACCAGCTGTAGTTTCAGCATCTTTAACACCATTAAGAAATATTCTAGTTGTTCCACTAGCACGAGTAACAGCAACATGAATCCATTGATTTGAAGGGAAATTAGTTACACATGATAAATTAGCAACAGGAGAACCATAGATAGCACATTGTAGTTTAGTTGTATCGCCATTTGCAGCACCTAACCCTAAGCCAAATGAACCACCACCAGCAGGACCATTACCGAAAAATTCTCCACCAGAAATACGATATGTCCAGAATTCTATTGTAAAATCGCCAGTACCAAACATACAAGTGTCAGATGCGGCAGGTCGAATATAATCACCACTACCATCAAAATAATAACTTCCAGTACCAAATTGTTTTTTAACGCTAGTGACTGAAGCTTGTCCATAAGCTGTTACAACCAATCTATTATTAGACTTATCCAGCAAATCATTACCAGTCAACAACACCGACACATTAGCAAAGTTAGTATCAACATCAGTATCACCATTTAGCAGTAATGATACCTTATCATAATATGGGTCACTAGCACCTACTACTGGATAATAACCAATCCCACCAGTTGCTGCTGCATTTATAATCTTACGATTGCTCATTATTTTAAGTCCTTACCAATCACATATCCAGTCCAAGTTGTACCAGTATCATAAGTATAAAAACCAAACGAATCTCTACCAGAAGCAGTCAAACTAGATGGAGCAGTACCACCAACCCATTTAACAGTAGAAGTACCGCCAGCAGCTACTGATAATGTCCATGTAATAGTTGCTAATCCAGCATTAGTCAAATCCAACACAAATGAACCAACTGAACCTGCAGCAGGAATATTACTTACAGTAAATGTAGTAGCATTAGCGGTTAATGTCTTGGTAAAGTACGAACCTAATGATAAATCTACGTCTAATCCAGCCATTGCTACTTTAGTTTCATAAGAACCTAATGCAGTAATAGTTTTATTAGTTAATGTTTGTGTATCAGTAGTACCAACAATGGTTCCGGTCGGAGCCGTTACTGCAGTAAATGCGCTATTTCCGCTTGCTTTAACAATACCAGTTAACGTATTTGCTCCAGTTCCTCCTTGGGCAACGCTTAATGCAGTTGTTAAGCCAGTTAATGATATAATATCACTATTGGTTCCAGAAGCAGCTTGACCAGCTAACGTATCGCCGATTTGTAATTCTTGAATAGTAGCACCATTTAATACTACCGGATATCTTGCTGTCATTAAATTATACCTACTTGAATTGTTGATGTGTTAGCGTGATTTAATACTGGTAAATAATTGAAAGTAAACGTTACATTTACAGTGTTACCTAATCTATTTAGAATAGGCACGTTTCGTAGAATTCCACCCCAAGATAAAACAGATCCATCCGTTGTTAAATATTTTCCAGTATTTGCTGATTGACTAGGTAAAGTTCCAGTGTTTGCTTTATTATAAGCCGAATTAGCAACTGATAATGCGGTATTACTTAAATCTGTATAATAAGATCCGTGTTGGCCATCTAATAAATCAGCGTTTAAATTACTTATTAATGTATTTGATGCCACTGTAAACGGAGAAGTTCCAGTAGATACTGTAAATACAGCATTAGATGCAACTACCGAACCAATCTGTAATGTATCATATACAACCCCGCCAGTAAAATCTACTGTAGTTGTAGGTTCAGCTGCAACATTAGAAAATAATTTCCATACTCCATCGGTAGCATCTCTAACTAGCCCAGTATGCTGATAACGACTAGAAGTAAAATGACCTACAATACCGATATCTTGTAGGTTAGCTGGATTATCCTGTGCCATATAAATCAAAGGATCGCTAATAGACAAATTATTTGAACTTAATGTCGTTACATTACCGCCAAGATAAACGTTACCAGATACGCTTAAATCGGTAGAAATCGTAACAGAGCCTGTAATCGTACCGCCATTAGCAGAGAATTTTGTATTAGCAGTGTTATATGCTGCATTGGCTTGACCAAATGCAGTTTGAGCAAGCGTAATTGCAGAATTAGTTTGATCATAAACAGAACCTAATGGCAAATTAACCCAAGTTGCAGTAGCGCCATCTGTTGTTAAATATTTTCCACCATTGCTAGTTTGCGTTGGCAGAGAAATTGGAGCTGGGGCAGAAATCCATGTACCGTTATTTGAAGTTAATAGATTACCTTCGGTTCCAGGAGAAACTGTTCGAATAGCAGAAGTTCCGCTACCCAATAAAATGCTATTAGCTGTAAATGTATTTGCTCCAGTTCCGCCTTGAGCAACAGTAACAGTAGAAATAGCACTCATTACCGTAACAGGAGTTTCTAACAATTTCCAATTAGTTGTAGCGGTATTGTATATAAATGAAACATATGCGCCATTTATATCTAGAACATATGGAGTAGAATAAGATTCTAAATTATTACCGTTTGGCAATAAAGTTAAATTATTTACAGCAAATGTACTACCAATATCCGAAATACTAATTAACGAACCGTCGGCTGGGCTTGCAGGTAACGTAACTGAAAATGCTCCGGCAGCTGTATTACATCTAACCAATTCATTAACTGAGGCAGTATAATTTGCAGTTTTAATTGCAGTAGCGGTTATTCCAGAACCGCCTGTATTTGCTTTATTATAAGCAGCATTGGCTTGAGCAAACGCAGATTGACCAACAACCAATGAAGTGTTAGCTTGTGAATACGAAGCATTAGCTTGACCAAATGCAGTTTGAGCTATTGCGATTCCGCTATTCGCTTGAGTAAATACAGTTTGGGCTAATGTAGTCGCAGAATTAGCTGCAGTATAAGCAACATTGGCTTGAGTAAATGCAGTTTGAGCTAATATAGTTGCGGAATTGGCTGTAGTATAAGCAACATTGGCTTGAGTAAATGCGCTTTGTCCAATTACAACTCCGGTATTGGCAGTATTATATGCAGAATTAGCTTGATCAAATGCTTCTTGACCTATTGTTATTGCTGTATTCGCTTGAATATAAGCAGTATTAGCCTGACCAAATGCAGTTTGCGCTAACGTAGTTGCAAGATTAGCTTGACCAAATGCAGTTTGCGCTATTGCTATTCCGGTATTTGCCTGATTGTAAGCTGTATTTGCCTGAGTAAATGCTCCTTGACCAATAGCAATAGCCATATTTGCTTGCGTATTTGCAGAATTACTTAATCCAGTATAATAATTTGCTTGCTGACCATCTAATAAATCGGCATTTAAATTGTTAACTAATGTAACAGAATTAACAGTAAATGGAGCAGTACCGCTAGCAACATTAAACGCAGCATTAGAAGTTATTAATGAACCAATTTTAAGAGTATCATATATTACACCACCAGTAAAATCTATGGTTGATGTTGGCTCAGATGCAACGTTAGAAAACAATTTCCACATATTATCAGAAGCATCTCTAACTAATCCAGTATGCTGATAACGGTCAGATGTAAAATTCCCAACCAAACCGATATCTTGTAAGTTAGCTGGATTATCTTGAGCTAGATAAATTAACGGGTCGTTAATAGATAAATTATTTGAACTTAATGTGGTAACATTACCACCAAGATAAACATTTCCCGTAACATTTAAATCAGTTGTAATCGTAACTGATCCGGAAATTGTTCCACCATTGGCAGAAAATTTTGTATTGGCTGTATTATAAGCAGCGTTAGCTTGAGTATATGCTGCTTGACCAACTGTAATTCCAGTATTAGCTGCAGTATATGCGGCATTGGCTTGGTCAAAAGCACTTTTTCCAATTGGTTCAGAATTAGCTTGATTATATGCCGATTGAGCTATTGCTATTCCAACATTTGCCTGAGCATAAGCTGCATTAGCTTGATTAAATCCAGAGTTTGCTTGACCAAAGGCAGTTTGTGCAATTGTAATTCCGGTATTTGCCTGAGCATAAGCTGCATTTGCTTGAGAGAATGCAGTTTGAGCAATAGAAATTCCCGTATTAGCAGCAGTATAGGCTAAATTTGCTTGATTGAATCCAGAATTAGCTTGACCAAATGCTCCTTGACCTATTGTTATTCCGGTATTAGCTTGATTATATGCAGAATTAGCCTGACCAAATGCAGCCTGACCAGTTACTATTCCGGTATTGGCTTGACTATATGCAGCATTGGCTTGATTAAATCCAGAATTAGCCTGATCAAATCCTGCTTGACCAATTGTTATTCCGGTATTAGCCTGATTATATGCAGCATTGGCTTGATTAAATCCTGTTTGACTAATTGTTATTCCAACATTTGCCTGATTAAATCCAGAATTAGCCTGATCAAATCCTGCTTGACCAATTGTTATTCCGGTATTAGCCTGATTATATGCAGCATTAGCCTGAGTAAAGGCTGTTTGGCCAACGGTAATTCCAGTATTAGCCTGATTATATGCAGAGTTTGCTTGATCAAATGCAACTCCAGTTAACCCAGTATAATATGTTCCATGCTGCCCATCAAGTAAATCAGCATTAAGATTTACAACTACTGTATTAGAAGTTACTGTAAATGGCGCTGCTCCAGTAATAGAGAAATTTGCATTCGATGCTATTAATGAACCAATTTGTAATGTATCATAAATGCCATTAGTAAAATCAACAGTGGAAGTTGGTTCAGTTGATACATTGGAAAATAATCTCCAAATTCCATCACTAGCTTTTCTAACTAAACCTGTATGTTGATATGACGAATTTGTAAAATGACCAACAAAACCGATATCTTGTGTATTACCAATATTATTATTTGCTAAATAAAGTATTGGATCATTTACAATTAAATTCGTTGAACTTACTGTTGTAACATTACCGCTTAAATATACATTTCCAGAAACATTTAAATCATTAGTAATTGTTACCGATCCACTAATAGTTCCACCGTTAGCAGAAAATTTAGTATTGGCAGTATTATAAGCAGCATTAGCCTGAGAAAACGCTGCTTGACCAACTGTAATTCCAGTATTAGCAGTATTATATGCAACATTAGCCTGACCGAACGCTCCTTGGCCAATTGTAACTCCAGTATTAGCTTGATTATATGCAACATTAGCCTGACCAAATGCAGCTTGGCCAACTGCTATTCCAACATTTGCCTGAGCATAAGCAGCATTAGCTTGATTATATGCAGAATTGGCTTGACCAAATGCAGCCTGACCAATTATTATTCCAACATTGGCTTGATTATATGCAGCATTTGCCTGAGAGAATGCAGTTTGAGCTAATGTAATTCCAACATTAGCTTGACCAAATGCAGCCTGACCAGTTGCTATTCCAACATTAGCGGCAGTATAGGCTGAATTCGCTTGACTAAGCGCACTTAATCCTATCGTTGTTCCTGTATTCGCTTGCGTATATGCAGCATTAGCCTGAGAGAATGCTTCTTGGCCAATTGAAACCCCAGTATTAGCAGTTGTATATGCTGAATTGGCTTGATTAAACGCAGAACTAGTTAATCCAGTATAATACGTTCCATGTTGTCCGTCAAGGAGATCCGCATTAAGATTTGATACTAAGGTATTAGATACAACAGAAAACGGTGCAGAGCCATTTGCAGTAGAAAAAACGGCATTTGATGTATTTATCGATCCAACTTGAATTGTATCATATATTACACCAGTAAAATCTACTGTAGTTGTTGGTTCGCTAGCAACATTAGAAAAGAATTTCCAAACTCCATCTGTTGCATCCCTAACTAATCCAGTATGCTGATAATGATCGCTTGTAAAATGCCCAACAATGCCTATATCTTGAAGATTTGCAGGATTTTCTTGTGCCAGATAAATTAATGGATCATGGATAGAAAGGTTATTTGAACTTAATGTTGTAACATTTCCAGATAGATAAACGTTTCCTGTTACCGATAAATCTCCAGATAATGTTAATGATGTACCATTAGCTCTACCAATATCTGGAGTAACTAAAATCGCATTATTTGAAAATACTAATTTACCTGATCCAGTTTCATCGGAAATTATACTTGCTAATTCAGCACTACTTGTTGCAGAGAATTGTGATAATCCACGAGCAGTTAATGCAGTATATGCAGCAGGTACAGTTATAAATACATTTTTAGATCCGGATAAAAAATCAACTTTATTACCCGAATCAGAACTACTTAAAACTTGAGTTCTGATTATGGAATTATTTCCGCTTACATATGTTCCAATGCCAATTTCCCATTGAGCTCCACCAGTTAATTCAATAACATATGGAAATGAATTTCCAGGTGAAATAGCTGATGAAATACTTTGGTATCCAATTGAAGCACCATTTAATACGATCGGAACTGTTCCTGTTGTGGTGGAAGTTTCTTTTACTCTGTCGTTTAACTGTAAAGACATGCAATACTCCCATCAATAAGCGAAAAATCCATGTTATTTCCTGTAGTAAATCTAAATATAAACTATTTATTATATTTAATAAATACTTGATTATTAATCTAAGAATTTAATAGAGAGAGTATGCTAGGATTTTATTCAATTGGTTCTAACCCAATATCTTCTTCTGGTGGAGGAGAACAAAATTTTAACTGTTCGCTGAACTCATTTAGTTCATCGACAGCTAGTCTCACAACACAAATTTCTTTAAATTCTTCGGTTGCTGTGGTAACTAATATTACTGCGCCACTATCAACAAATATAACAATAGCTGCATCTATTACAGATATTCTTGTATTGAGCACAGCGTCAATTAATACCCAAATAACTATGGCTGCAGCTGCAGCTGCGCTTGCAACAAGTGGAGCGCAATTAGCCACAGAAATTAAAGTTAATAGTTCTATAATCGATATAGCTACAGCTATATCAGATCTACATACCTCTATTGAATTAAATGCAATAGATTCATGTATTGTTTCTAATCAAGCTCAATTAAATACTGGAATTGTTCTCTTAGGTTCTGCTCTAGATGTAGTAACAGCTAATTCCAATATTACAACTAATATCGCTGCAAGTGCTTCTGTAAATACAGTTGCAAATACAGTATCAGATATTACAACAAGTATTACTGTTGCTGCAGAGATAACAGATATTGCTTCTGCCGCTGCAACTACTATTCAAACAAGTATTGAGTTAAACTCCATTGATACTTGTATTGTATCTAATGCTGCATATTTAAATACCGGAATTGTTCTTCTTGGTTCTGCTCTAGATGTAGTAACAGCTAACTCCGATATAACAACAAGTATTACTGTAATTGGCTCGGCTAATACAGCTGCTAATACTGCATCAGATATCACAACTAGTATTAGACCAACTGCATCAGCAAATACTATTGCAAATACAGTTTCTGGTCTAACAACAAGTATTAAAATAGCAGGAACTATTTCTGATGTAATAGTATCAGCTAATTCCAATATTACAACAAGTATTACTGTTGCTGCAGAGATAACAGATATTGCTTCTGCTAATGCAACTACTATTCAAACAAGTATTGAATTAGCGGCTATTGATACTTGTATTGTATCTAATGCTGCATATCTAAATACCGGAATTGTTCTTCTTGGTTCTGCCCTAGATATAGCGTCAGCCAATTCTGCTCTAACGACAAGTATTCTTACCAGAGGTTCTGCTAATACAGTTGCCAATACAGCTTCTGGTTTAACAACAAGTATTACTCCTGTTGTTTCTGCTAACACTATTGCTAATACTGTATCTGGATTAACAACAAGTATTACTGTTGCCGCAGGGATAACGGATATTGTTTCTGCTAACGCAACTACCATTCAGACAAGTATTCTCGCTAGAGGTTCTGCTAATACAGTTGCTAATACAGTTTCTGGTTTATCTACAAATATTCTCGCTAGAGGTTCTGCTAATACAGTTGCCAATACAACTTCTGGATTAACAACTAGTATTCTAGCGATTGGTTCTGCTAATACAATTGCTAATACCATATCAGATATTACAACTAGCATTGAATTAGCGGCTATTGATACTTGTATTGTATCTAATGCAGCATATTTAAATACCGGAATTGTTCTTCTTGGATCTATAGAAGATGTAGTTTCTGCTAATGCAACTACCATTCAAACAAGTATTCTTGCGATCGGTTCTGCTAATACAGTTGCCAATACAGCTTCTGGTTTAACTACCAGTATTCTTGCGATCGGTTCTGCTAATACAGTTGCCAATACAACTTCTGGATTAACAACCAGCATTCTTGTTAGAGGTTCTGCTAATACAATTGCTAATACCATATCAGATATTACAACTAGTATTCTAGCAAATAGCTCTATATTTACTGAAGTTGGTATATCTTCTCCAAATTTAATTACACAAATACAACTTGCTGCAAATTTACAAGTAAGTATTGATGGTACAATATCACAAGGAAGAATAGTACCAGTAACTGTATACTCAAGATCAACAGCATCGGGTAATTTATTTACTAGAGTATTATTCAATGCTGCAAGTATTGCTAATACAACTGGCTCTGCTGCACTAAGAACTCGTATTAGATTAGCATCTATTGATCAATGTGTTGTTTCTAATCAAGCAGAATTAAGTGTACAGTCAATAGTACGTGGAAATTTAAAAGTTTCTTCAGTAGTAACGGCTAATCTTACAAATAATATAACGCTTGCCGGTGAGATAACAAATTCTTCGGTGGCAACTGCAGGATTATCAACTGCAATTAAATTAGCATCAATTGATTCTTGTGTTGTATCAAATGCAGCTCAATTAAATACAGGTGTTGTTCTTCTTGGTTCAGTAACTTCTCAAGTAACAGTTAATCCTGTTAGATTAGTAACATCTATTACCACAACAAGTAATGTAGTAAGCATTTCCTCTGCAACTTCTAATCTACTTACCAATATTAAACTTGAATCAATTGATTCTTGTGTTGTATCAAATGCAGCTCAATTAAATACAGGTGTTGTTCTTCTTGGTTCGGTAACTTCTCAAGTAACCATTAATCCTGCTGAATTAGTTACTAATGTTGCATTAGGTGCATCTATTTCCGATGTAACAAGTGCAACGGCTAATCTACTTACCAATATCCAATTAGCCTCAATTGATTCTTGTATTGTATCTAATGCAGCTCAATTAAATACAGGTGTTGTTCTTCTTGGTTCGATAACCAATGTTTCTGAAATTGATGCTAACTTAACAACACAAATACCACTTAATGCAAATCTAGATAATATTGCATCGGCCAATGCTAGTACATTGGTTACCAATATCCAATTAGCCTCAATTGATTCTTGTGTTGTATCTAATGCAGCTCAATTAAATACAGGTGTTGTTCTTCTTGGCTCAGTAGTTGATATAACATCTATCTCTGCTGACTTAACAACACAAATACCACTTAATGCAAATCTAGATATTATTGCATCGGCTAATGCTAGTACATTGGTTACCGATATTAAACTTGAATCAATTGATTCTTGTGTTGTATCTAATGCTGCTCAATTAAACACAGGTATTGTTCTTCTATCTGATACAGTAGTAATTGATGTTCAGGCTAATTCAAATCTATTAACTGAAATTCCGCTTGATGTAAATATAATCTCCAATGTTAGTATATCTTCTCCTGAATTAATAACTGAAATATATTTAGATATCGCAGCTCTAAGCTCTGTTAATGTAAATGCAAATCTGATATTACCGGAAATTGTACTAGAATCTGAGACGCTTATTGTAAATGCTGCTATTCTCTATGTTCCGGTTATTACGACTAGCATTACTATAGAGGCTAATGTTGCAGCTGAATCGCTTGCCTCGGCTGAATTAACAACTGAAATATATCTTGGGGCTGAAGACTCTTGTATTGTTGCAAATCTTGCGCAATTAAATACAGGTATTGTTCTTCTATCTGATACGCTAATCGCTGATGTATCTGCTCAGGGTGATATCTCTACTGGGATTAAATTATCTAAACATCTTGCTGTAAATGTAATATCTACCCAAAATCTTACTACTGCGGTTGTTCTTAATGCGCATATATCCTCTAATAATTCTTGCTCTGTTCTTCTTGCTGATCTTCTGGCTAGAAAAGATTATGGTAATGAATTAAAAATACTAGTGGTTAATAATGATAATAATAATCTAGTGCATGTAAATCAACAAGTAGTTTGTATAGAAAAAAATATGCAGCAAAATATTCTGATTAAAACTCAAACTAAAGATACTATTATACAAATTAAATTATTATAAAGGTAATAAAATGCAAATCTATTCTCCTACTACTAAAGGTCCGCTGAAAATAACTGGCTATATTGATCCAGATGATAATACTAAAATCTCTGTGTATTGGGGTGCCCCTCTGTTCTCTCCGCTAACCATCTATCGCCAAGGTGATATCTGTCGTCCATCTACGGATAATGGCTACTACTATCAATGTACTACCAATGGAACTTCTGGCTCTACTCAACCAACTTGGAATCAAGAAGAAGTTACTTGGGGTACTGCTATCTTTGCTGCCATTCCATGGAATCTGTGGCTGCTTCCTGATGAAATATTGACAGCCTCAAATTGGGTGGCTAGTAATAATGCTATTAATATTGCTACCAGTACCTTTAATGACTATAAAGCAACTGTCTTTGTTTCTCAAATTCCAAATACTCTTGTGGATTTTCATCTAACAAATAAAGTTACTAAAGCTAATGGTGAAACTATCTCTAGAAGTTTTGTCTATAAATTGAATCAACAATAACATCGCCCTATTATAGAGCGAACTTGGGAATACTCGCTCTATTATAGAGCGATCTATATGTATTTGGCGTATCTCGCCCTATTATAGAGCGAATATAAATAGGGCGCGTGAAGTAAAGCGCAATAGAATAATTTAATAAAGTGATTTAGTAAGTATTGGAAATTCTCGAGAATCTTCGAGAATCTTCGATGAAGGGAATAGGGGAGTTTTTAGTGATTATACTGAAGTTTACTGAGGGATACTGATGGATACTGAAGGTGTCTAAAGATGTCTAGAGATGTCTTTTTTGTCTTAGACTACTTAGTAATTCTCATAATTTGGAAATTCCCATCACAGCATCAAAGACCAATATCTCAATATCTCAACAGGAATTAGTTTCCGATTAGAGCAACAACAAAGACAAGAGCAGCGACCCAGATTATTGCATAGGCAGCGACACCGAGAATAACAATAGAGGCAAGAAGAGAAAGAGCATTATTATTAGATTGGATTAGTAGAATAATAACAATCAGGAGTAGAATTAGTTCCATATAGAGTTTCGATAGAGTTTAGATTTACTTTATTATACTATATGGAATCAGATTCGTCAAGCATTATTTTATATTTGTTTAGATGTTTTCTTGTTACTCTCACTGATATCCAATTATTATAATAACTGGAATCTATTAGTACGTTGTTGATGAACTGATGGTAGGCTTCCAAGTAAGAAAGGGATGACTTGGAAT